GCGAATGATGAAGCACTTTATTCGTAACTGGAAACAGGATCGCATCGACCGAGAGACTAAATAGCAAAAGCCCGGTTTAACGCCGGGCTTCTTTCGCTCAGTTTTGATGTTCCCCGTCTACTCCTACCTTTATGTCAGAGCGGCTAGGTAATCGTGGCAGACTGTGCAACTGCAAGCTCAATTTGGCGCGGTGTAGTGCACGTAACCGCCTAGTGATCATACCAAAAGAAGAAGCCCTCCGCGAAGAGGGCCTTTCTATAGCCTGATATCAGGCTGTGCGCTAAACCATCCCTGCAGCATTCGTTTATACCAAGGCAGGTCTTGCTTTGCGCAGGAGACGTAGCGATGGCAGTGAATCCAATCTCCCCATACATCTAGCCTTATTTCTCTTCCGCAGTTCCTGCATATGCTCATGCTTTCAATGTTCATCGCGCACCATCCTCGCATTGACGCAGCGAATCAAGGGAGAGAATCCTCGCATTGAGGTACTCTACGTTTACTTCTATGCGAGCCGCATGCATGTCGCGATCCTTGCACGCTTGCCCATACAGCAGCAGGAGCGCGTCGTAGTCAGCGGAACCTACTACATCCACGCCACAGCCTTCTGCTTGGAATCTCTCTACCTTGTGCGGGTCGAAATCGCTCATGCTGCCTCCACGCTTATCCACCCATCCTCAAACGTGCCGCTCCAGCGGTCAGTAGAGATGATGGCTTGAGCGGCTTCCAATAGCGTTGACTGAATGCCTTCTGTATCGCACTCATCCGGACCGACACCACAGAAGCACATCTTGTCGTGGATCTCGCGCAATACGCACATCGCACTGACATTTTCGCCGTCAGTGTCTTCGCTAGTACGCACAATAAACTCTCTATGGCTATTCATTCATCCTCCGTATCGCGCACTGTGTCGACAAGTTCTGTAATCATCTCGTCAACATCTTCGTCTGTCATCACCGTACGGTGATAGTGATCGCGAATGAAACCGCCGAACGCATCGTAGAGATCGATAAGGTCATTCATCTCGATCAACCATCGAACCTGTCATCGGTTCCAGTTTCATGTACGCCATAACGCGCATGGTTGAGTCTTGTGACCATGCTGGACTATACCGTGGGATGGATTCTAGGAATTTGCTCACACCAACTCCGTTCTGTATCCAGCCTTCATCAACAGGTTTTCGAGATGATGTAGTGCAAATCGGCAACCATCACTCTGACCGTCCGCAAACGCCTCCACATCGAATCCCGCTCCCGTCTCGTAAGCTTCCTTTGCCTTACGGGAGCATTGCTTGCGGTAGGTTTCGATCAGTTGCACCACTTCCTTAAGTGCATCGCATGGGACTACGTATTCGCTCATTTAGACTCCTCATAGAGTTCGCGCAGTTGGCACGCAATAATGATTGCGATAGTCTCTTCGCGAGTGTTAGCGAACTTATATCCACGCGGAACTTTGACGTCGAAGGTAGAGCAGATTTCGCGCGCTGCCTTGCGAACCTTTTCGTTCAGCCATTCTTGATCGTGGATCGGTTTCCATGATGAATGCTCGCAACTGGCGTGCGGCACCGAGGACTTATAGCACGTTCCGAGTTGGTTCATGCTTCCTCCTTACCAATGAAAAATGGCTTAGGAAGGGAAACATTTAGTGCGTCGCACGCTTGCTGGTGGTAGGAGTTGCAAAGTTTCTCCAGCCATCCCATCGTCGTCTCTCCAAACTCCGCATAGAGTGCGGCCATGCGATAAATACCCTCGCTATCCAAGTCGTTGCGGTGTTTTGCGTTTGCGAACCTCAGCGCAGCGGCCTCGATGGGTTTCCCGCCGAACATTGCCAAGTGGTTCGCTTGCATTCGGGACAAACTTTCGGTGGCTGTGGCGTCCGCTGGTACCACTGATGCTTGCACTTCGCGCATGTGTTCTTCTCCATGTCTTACTTATACGTATAGGTTAGGTAGACTGTCAAGCGTTTGTGCGTGCAAATCCTGCGCGGAAGTGCGAAAATCGGGGCATGATTGCATCCATTGCAGCCCGTGGAATCATTGCGTCGTTCGAAGGGTTCAGCGCGACCGCATACCAGGACGGTGGCGGCGTATGGACCATCGGCTATGGACACACAAAGAACGTAGTTGAGGGGGATGCCTGCACGCGGGATGAAGCTGATGCATGGTTAGCTCAGGATATGCAGGAGGCGGAGGATTGCGTTAATGCAGCGGTGACTGTTCCGCTCACGCAATGCCAGTTCGATGCGCTAGTGTCCTTCACCTACAACGTGGGTTGCGGAAACTTCAAGCGCTCGACAATGCTCAAATTGCTGAACGCGAGTGACTACCTTGGCGCCAGCCGCCAGTTCCTCGCCTGGAATAAGATCAAGGGCGAAGTCAGCAAGGGCCTCACGAATCGGCGCATGGATGAGATGAAGTTGTTTCTGCGCGAACCAAAGGAGACTGCATAATGGGCGGTTTGACAGCAAAGCAGTTGTTCATCGTCATCATCACCGCAATGGCGCTCTCCAGCGGCATCACTGTGCTGATCTTCCTTGAGTCCCGCAACGACCCAAATCTTCGCGTGGCAGCTCTCGTGGGCGCGTTCAACATTCCGGTTGCGTTTACAGCTATTGCTTCCACACTACTCACCGGAAAAGACCTAACGCAGCGGCACGACCCTGCAGACCTTCCCCCAGGTTCTACACAAACAGATGCAACAATCACCAATATCTCACCCGCACCACAGGAGAAATGAATGGGAATCTTTCTGAACATCATCAAGTACGTCACGCTGATCCCGGCCCTCATTCAGGGCGTGGAAGGACTACTGCAGAAGGGTAGCGACAAGAAGGCAGCGGTGGAGGGAAGCGCTTCTGCAATTCTGTCCACTCTGGTTTCCACTGGCGTTATCGACTCGGCAACCGCTGCTAAGTTCCCGGCACCCACCAGTGCTCTGATCGACGCATTCGTGGCGTTCTTCAATGCAACCGGCGTTTTCCCGTCCAGCAGCACCAAGTAACCGTCCTCCAACGCAAGGAAGCAGGGGCCAGCGCGATGCTGGCCTTTTGCCTATTTGCGATCAATCAAGGCGAATGGTGGAACCTTTGAGGATGCCGCTGCATACCGTTCCTGTGACCACAGAGCCATTGACAGACTTGGCGCGGAATCCAGTATGGAAGGAGTCATCATCAGAACAGGTGAATGCGCGGTATCCAGTTAGTTGGATGTCCGTGTATCCTTTCTGCCTTAGAATGCGCGTGGCTTCATCCGTTGACTTGCATCCGCAAATCCCCAGCACGATCAGTAGCGTGATTGCGATCTTCATTCGTAGCCATCCTTCATCGTGTCGTCTTCGTTGTCGTCGTAAAAAGTTTCACCATCACCACCGCACACCCTGCAAAGTAGTGCGTTAGGGCAATCTTCGGCTTCTATAGAATTTCGGCAATAGTCGTCAATGCAACCATGACGATATCCCGCTCCATTGCATTCGTAACAGGCGCTCATCGCTAATCCTTCCCCCAAACCATTCCGAACACTCCGGGGATCGCCAGTAGCAGCATCAGAGCGAGGTCTGCGATGTAGTTGAGTGTCTTCATATTACCTCCTTGTCCGCATCGATACCCACGGCTATTGCGCTGACCAGAACTAGCAAGAGCAAGCGAACACCGCACGCAGCAGGCATAGCCCACCACGGCACGGCGACGATAATGACCAGCCATCCCAAGACTCTCTTCATACTTCCTCCTTGTACTCTTCAGCCACTATGCGCACGCTCTCTACCGCCCCGTAGCGCTTGCGTGCGATGATCTCCACCACTTGGCTATCGTCCACGTAGATAACCCCCGTGAGAGCATCGCAGACGCCGCGCACGAGTTTGTCGCAATCGGGCTTGACTGTCATGTGCACGCGCTTATTGGCACTTTTGGGCTTCACGAACTCAAACTCCAATATTAGGCGCACAGGAACCGCTTTCAGAAAATACGTTGTCCATGTGCACGAGTGGTATGCGGCGATTTCAAACTGTGCCCTGCGCTTGATCTCATCGCGAAACGGCTTGAGGTTCTTGTTTGCGCTGGTAACTATTGCACGCCCACCTCGCACGTATGCGTTGGAAGAACCCTGGGGCTGAGGCTTAATGTTCACAGTGAAGTCAATCATCGCGGACACCTCAGAATCAGCACCCGCGCATCATCGTCCGCGCATCGCACCACCTGTTCCGCATACACCATGGTGTAGATGTGATCCTTAGCCTCCACCGTGGCGTATCGCAGGCCAAACCGTTCGATGATGGGCTTCCATGCATTCATGCGCGGCCCTGTTGGTCTACCTACTGGCATACTGCCTCCCATCCGGTGGCAAGAATCTGATTAGGCGTAAAGGTTACGCAAGAGTGCCAAGCTAATGAAAACTCTCCATAATCATCATGCTTGACAATGCCCTTGCCAGCCTCTCGCAGAGCCTCCGCAAGCGTCTTACCCGCATCTGGCATCATCAGCAACGTAATCCCCTGCTTGCCGTTCTGCGGAGCCACATAGCCCAACTCCACGAGTTTCTGTACCCGCTTCCATGCGGAGTGGTTACCGATGCCGAAATTCTCTGCCACGTCGCGGATCGTGGGCGATACGTGCGTGCGGCTGTGCTGGTCTGCGAGGAAGTTCCATGTGTCTAGCGCGGTCTTGGTCACTGCTTCACCCCCGCTGCATCCGACATTTCTTCTCCATCAAAGAAGAACTCCATCATCGCGTTGAATGCTACCGCAGCGAGTTGATGTTTGCGCGTATTGAAATGGTCGTGCTTCTCATTCGCCAAGTACATATCAAAGTGTCCGCGAGCATGTGAGGCGATAGCATAAGATGTAGTGCGATCCATGTCACCGCGCGAATGGTCTCCATTCTGTGCGCGGTGATGAAAGCTGTCCTTGCCGTATTTATCATGGCCATACCTGCCGATGTCATTCATGGCCTGAAGGAATGTTGCGTCAAGGAACTCGTATGACTGTGCTGGCTGCTTTAAAAATGACTCCATCCTATCCTCCGTGTGCGCGGGATGCGCGGGTTACTCTCGCTCGTTTGAGGGGTCATTCTCGATTGCTTCGATCTTGCGTGTGACCTCTGCTAGTTCATCCTTTAGCTGATCTTCTTCAGCGCACAGAATGTCGTAGTCGTGCTGTACCTGCTTATCCTTAAACTCCACCATCGTGTTCCTCCTGCGCGTTAGGTTGACTGACTACTGAGCTTCCTCATCTTGAATGAATGCTTTACCTGCCATGCCGATATCCTCTAAAAGAATCCGCATGCCGTGAGACGACTTAAATTGCAGTATTACCCCGCCGTCGCGTACTTTATCTAGATCATTGTTCTCCAAAGATGGAGTAACCTCTCCCACTATTCCCGGTTCTCCCAAAACAGGTTCGAGATAAACAGCGGGGTGACCCTCATACGTACCCCAATTGCTGATGATCTTGCCTTCGCCGAACGTGACCACTTTTACGTTTTCCATCACTTCTCCTTTACGTTGCGTTAGGTTGGCTGCGGGTTAGCGGCGACCTTGTCCCATCCTCTTGAGCGGCATCGGGCGCACTGTTTCGGCTTGTCTCCATGCACAACCCACGTATGACTGCACACATTACACACCGCGAGTTGAACTAAAAACCAGCCCATCGTTCTCCTGTTACGTTTCACTCAAACCCGCGTGGTTATTGGCGTTGAGTGCAACGTAACACTTCGCCTGTCACCTCGGGCATTCCCTCTGGCATCTACCCTTCCTTGTGGGTAGTACCTCAGTTCCACGAATCCTGAGCCACCAATTTACTCGCGCTTTTGTCTATGCCATTTGGACCGGGACGTATGCCCATTGCAGGATCAAACTACCTGCCCGTTGCCCGGAAACCCTTTCGGGAGCGCGTTTGTAGTGTTCAGCCCTAGGAGTTTGCGGCTCGCAGGTGAGTCTTCCCTCTGTGTTAAGACTGGATTCGTGCTGCTCTTTGCGCGGCTGAGACGCAATGCTTTCGGCCTGTCATCCACTCAGCGTGTTGCGGGTCTACCCTGTTCGCAACTGGAGTCCAGGCGTGCGAAAGCACACTATGCGGGAAACGAATTGTCGCGGTGATATGCAATCAACACTCCTAGACACTTTCAAAATAACACCAGATGAGATACTATGCAAGTGGGGAGTGAGACCGCGCACTCCTTCCTCAAACGCTCCTAGACAAAGCGCTGAGGACTCCTCCCCACATCCTTTCCCAACGCAGAGAAAAGCCCCTCTTAACCGGAGGGGCTTGCTTTTGGTGGACATGGCTTCTGCCCCGCATGTTGGTATCCGTGACAGGCGCTACACGCGCAAATGTGGACTTGTCCTGTAGCCGGATCTTCCATCCATCCGAACCGCTTCTTTGCCCTCTTGTGGGCGAGGTGGAATCGGGTCAGAACGTCACCAGTGAACGGAAGTGGCCCTACCTTACATTCTGGCGATATCCGCATCTCACACATGCCCCGCGCTCGGTCATAGCACCTCTGGCGTGCTTCTGCCTTTTCCTCTGGAGTCGGCTCACCGCGGCGTAGAGTCGGGCGCACCTTCCGCATCCAGGTCTTGCGCTTGAGTGGAGTGCGCTTCAAAATAGCCGCTCTTGTGTGGCTGGCGGTGGAACCTTAGCTCGTTCGGCAGCATCAGCCTCATGCTTGGCGATACACGCGTGACATCCGCCGCGCCTACCGCTGGCAACATAGTGCATTGTTGGTTTGCCACACTTGTTGCACCAGAATTTTGCTTCGACTGTCGTATGAGTGAAATGCTCAGGCAAAATACACCTCCGTCCGATTCTTCATGCCGTGGTTAAATTTCTCACACCATCTCCGTGCCGTACTAAGTTGAGCATGCCAAGCCAGCGACCCAATCTCCAAGGTCTCCAGCTTCCGTTCCGCCTCTCGCATCACATCTGCCACGAACTGCGCATGGTCGTTATCGCGCTGCTCCTGCGTTCGGTGACGGTTTTCGGTATGCTGCCATGCCCTGAGCCGCGCCTCGGACACCACGCCCCAGTAACGCGCTTCATTGGGGTATGCGATCTGTGACACGACCGCGACGATCCAGAGCTTGCGCTGAGACTCTGCCTGCTCCTGGCGACCCCTCTCGCGGCGGTAGGCGTCTCTCTGTTCTGGAGTCATGCTTCCGCGCGAGGAATAAAAGCAGTCTGACAGTTTCAACCCAAGCGCAGGCATGATCGTATCCGCACGCGCATGGCAACCGAAGCAGTAGAGGGCAAATCCAGTCTTACCCTCTTTGATGGATAGGCTGGGCGTCTTCTCAGAATGTACCGGGCAGCGCGCCTTCCACTTGCCCGGTCCGGCGCGCTGGGCTTTCAGCAGGTGGACGATTTCTTCGATGGTCACTGAGCCACTGCCTTTGCTGCCTTTTCTTTGGCCTTCACGAATGCGATGTTACGCGCACGCACCCAATTTGAGGTCTCGAAAGACGCGGGTTGTGGATCTGGCTTATTGCCAGACGGGAAGACTCCGTATTTTTCCTTGAATTTGTAGTATGCCCATCCGTCCTTCTTGCCATATGCTGCTGCGTAGCCTCGCAACTCGGCATAGAACCGCGCCTTTACCTCTGGAGGAACTTTGTCTGCGCCCTTCTTGCCCTTCTGACCGCTTCCGAGTGGCACAAGCTGGCCGGGGACATGCTGGATGTCCGTTGTGCGCTCCCTCTCATATCCGCACTTCGGGCATTTGCGCGTGGCGACTGGCAGCAATGCTCCGCACTTGCACTTCCGCGGGGGCTTGGATTCCCTTTCTTCCTTAGCCTTCTGCTCTTTGGTCTTTGGCTTGCCATCGTCCAGGTGATCCCAAACAAAATCCTCCACCAGTCCCATGCCCTTGCGCTGGCAGTTCCCCGCATGATCCAGCAGGATAGCCACCTTGTCAGGATCGTTCGGGTCAAGGCGCAACATGCGCGGAATCTTCTGCCCTTGTCGCATGCGGCTCTTGGATGGCTGGCAGTCAATGATGCAACCCACGTGTGGAGCATTAACTCCCTCGATCAACGTTCCTACGGATGCTACGCCACGAATCTCTCCGCGCTCCAATTGCGCGAATATCTCTTTGCGTCCACCGGGACCATCAAAGGGCGTATCCCCGTCCATGTATGACCACGGAATGCCATGTTCAATGAACTGACGCTGAAGCAGTTGCGCGTGTCCACAATCGACGCCATATAGGAAGGTGGGCTTACCTTCGCCCTTAGCCAGCCAATGATCGACGACATGACCAACCAACTTGGCATCACTCATCACCGCTGCGGCCTGCTTCTCATTGAACTCGCCAGCGGTTATCTTCACGCCTGACATATCCGGTTCGTACTCAGATGCGGGAGCGTATGCCACATACGACGACATTAGTCTCGCTTCCATCTGCTGCTTGAGTGTGGCGGGAATGACGATGCGATGCCAGTGCTTGCCCATCCCACGCGCTCCGGGTGTTCCGGTTAGGCCGATGACGATGACGTCCTTCCACTCTTCGGAGTCAAGTAATTCATTCAACCCCTTGAATTGGAGGTGGCACTCGTCCACGATCACGAAGTCGGGAATAGGCACTTCGCGGTTTACCAGAGTCTGCACCGATGCGATTTGCAGGGCGGCATAAGGATTGGTCTTGGGGTGATTACCTTGGATGATGCCCAGACTGGTCAATCCATCCGCAAGGAAGTCGTCGTAGGCTTGCTCTACCAGCGTTAGGCGCGGAACCGTGAACAGGCAGCGCAGTCCCTTACTGATGGCTGTCGTGAACATGTTGGCTGCAGCGTTGGTCTTACCCCATGAGCAGGGAGCGGCGAACACGATACGCACGGGACGCTCGTGGATGCGGCGCTTCTCTTCTGCTGTGGCAATACGCAGCATCTGTACACCGTTGACCTGGTGCGGACGCATCGGACGTAGAGTGGTTACGGATTCGAATAGGCTAGGCGTCATAATTCACCGCCAGACGTGGAATCTCTCCCCGTACAATCCTGCGCACAATTTCTTTCGCTAGCTCATGCGGCATCCACCGCACGAGAGCATCGACAATTTCAGAGTGAACGGCACCTTTTGCCGCGCGTGAATGTTCCATGTGTAACCTCTCTCAAGTAAGGGCGCAGCGGGTGCCTTGAGAACACCCGCCACTCACACGCGGACCGTCGCCCACGCACATCTACTACTTTACCGTCTACGCTAACTCGCGCGAAGCCATTCCGCAATCGCATCATTAATTTCTGCGTCTGTGCGAGGAACTGCGGGATAAAGACGGTACTCGGCAGCGCGTATATACCTTGAAAAACTCTCGCGAAGTTCTTCATGCATCCGCAGGAGAGTTTCATAGTCTGAAGCCTGCACAACCGTGCATTGATACCAACCTTCATTGTCGAAGTTGGCATTCGCTTCCACTCGTTCAACATTGTGCGGGTCAAACACTTCGCTCCTCTCCTCTCCTGCCATCAAACCTTCCCCCATTCCTTTACCGCGTCCGCGATCTGCTCATCGCTCGCGGGTGTGCCATCTGCCGGTTGATTCGCCAGCAAGTTGTACTCCGTTCGCTGCTCATGCGTATAGCCTTCCATGGGAGCGAACGGTAGACCTTGCATATTCCAGGGCGCTCACCAGTTCGCTGATGCGCTTCTGGGCCTCGAATCGCTCGGCAAGAGCGAAAGAGGCCAGTTTGTAGAAACGATGCTCAAAGTTCTGTGATGCCGCGTTCATTCCAGCAGCACGCAACGCTTCGTCTATCCACTGCTGCTGTGCCAGCAACTCTCCATCCCCTTGTGCCGGGACTGCGGGAGTGGATAGCTTCGGCCACCATCTAACAGGCTCACCCGCGAGGTATGCGGTGTGGGGTCCATGGTGATCGCGCCTTAATTCACAGGACAGTCTCTCGTCGTTTACTGCTTGACATACCTGTACGTCGCCCTTCTCCTCACTCTTCGCTCTGGCTGCGAGACGCCAGTATCTACTGAAGCCCTCGCGTGAAATGGAGATGCTTCCCGTTGTGATTCGCGGCTCCATCTCAAGCCGCACCGCTGGAGGAAATGCACTTGTCTCTATAACTTTGGCGCGGCAATCTCCAGACTGGTTCACGTACCATTGTCCGTAGATGATGTCATTTTCCTCATCGCTCTGCACCGGCTCTTCCGTGGCCTTGGGAACAGGATTCCATACCTTGTTGCGATGCTTCCCATCTTTACCCGGCAGGCAGAAAAGAATGCCCTCACCATCGCCGCGAAAATGCCCTGCTTCAGACAGGTTGCAGTTAGCGCACACTTCTTCCACGCTCGGCTCCGCGCTGGGTGCTGCGGGACGCGTGTTGCGCTGCACATAGTCGCGCTTGGCGGATTCGAGGGCGAGTTCACGGGTGGTATGTCCCGGATCTGTGCAGTCTTCGTCTCCGCTTAGGAAATACCATAGACCTGATGAGGAAGGCTGAAGCACTTCATATCCTTCCGCCTCAATCACCTTGTCCGCTGCATTGGCCCATGCTTCATGTTCAGTTTCGTCCTGCTCGTTTGGATTCAGCCGTGCGGTACTGTAAGGATGCTTCGGCGTTTCACTGAATACGCGCCATCCGTAAATGGGTGACTTCTCGCTATATGCGTGTTCGTGCTTCACCCGCACCACAGCCTGATCCAACGCAATTCCCGTCAATACTTCTGCACTCTTCTCGATATCCATTACTGCGCCTCCGTAGGCTCTGAATCCATGTTCTCGGTTGGTTGCGGTGTGGGCGCTATACCAGATGCAGCATCTCCCTTGAATCCGCATTCGCCGGGCTTTACCTTGTGCATCACTGCTTCTAGAGGCTTGCGGCGTCCCTGAGGAATCGTGATGGCCATATCAGAATTAATATGAGGACTTCCCCACACTCGTACACAATCCACGGTCTCTCTTCCGAATTTCGTCGTCGTTGGATAAAGAGTTACCCATTTACCAATCCACTCGCGAGGATTATTTCCGAACATCCTCTTAAGGCAGAACCCCACTGTTTTAGGAATAACGTGATCAAAAGTTTTGTTAGGTCCAGCAAATGTTCCAACGACCTTAGGTTCGCGACCTTTTTCACCCTCAAGAACCTCAATATCAAGATTTACTATCTTGAAAGTGCATTTTTGGCCGCGGAACATATCGGCACGCATGAATCTCCCTGGATATAGTTCCGAATATGTATCTGGAAGTGCCATAACTACTCCATTCTGGCGAATTCGCCGAATAAGGTTTCTGCTTCTTTTACGTATGCGAGGTGGGCCTCTTCTGGAGTGGAAAAGCGGCCTAAGTATTTCGTTCTGTTTTTAATAGAAATATATGCGGCCCACTTGCCGCTCTGCCTGTTAAAAGAAACTCCCTTAAATCCAGACGTGTTGTAGGAGGGAGTACGCTTGTTCCGGCTATTCTCCAGCGGAGATGCCTTCCTTAAATTAGACCTCCTATTATCTAATGTGTTGTGAGGATTTATATGATCTCCATGCAACCCATCTCCATGAGAGAGACCCAGTATTTCTCTATGCATAGCCACCAATCGTCTCTTTCCATCGGGGAACAATTTCCTTCTGTAAGCATAAGGAACTCCATGGCTATCGTTTGCATGCCAGCGATATTGATTGAGCCACTCAAAGTCATTCGCGTCCACTATGCATGAATATCCCTTTGTTAAAGGAATTGTGCGATATGATGGTTCAGATGGGGGTGTCATAAGATCGCTCCTTAATAGCGATTGAGGCTTGTCCGGCGTTTGCAGCGCCTGACATCTCCATTATAATGATTCGTCGCCAAAGTCGGCATACTGAGCCCAAGTTGGCAACATTAAATCTGTTTCTTCAATCACTTCTGCAGGCCATGCTCGCGATGCAGGAAGTTTCTTCTTCACCAGTTCAGCCTCGGCATATTCGCAAGCGGTGATTCGCTCCACGAGTCTTTCTAACTCCTCCTTGCCTTGAATAAGAACATCGTCCGTAATGCGGTACACGGTGCTTTCATGGGGAGGATTCTTCTCGATTGCGCCAATGCGGCAAGTGGGTTTGTGTCCCGTCAAAACCTCATACCCTTCCGCGTAGTGAGCAATCTTGATGTGATATCCAAGGCGGTATGAAATAGCACCGAATCGGTAACTCTGACAGTCATAGGTGGACTTCAGATCAAAAATTATGTGTCCTTCGGGAATCAGCTTGTCGAGCCGTGCTTTCATTCGTCGTCCCGTATAAGGATGACGCCAAAACATGCAAACCTCAGTAGGCCCATCAGAGTTGGCATAACGAGCAATCGGCTGATGACTGAGAGCGCATGTGGACGTTTCCATCACCTGTTCATACTCTTTTTCGGTTATGATTTGCTTGCCTGCATTGGCTGCTACATAGGCATCCCATTTCTTTCCATATCGCCGCTCCATCTTCTCTTCTGGCTTCCACACCGCTATTTCGTTCTTTACGTCAGGCTCCAATACCAAGCGGTGAATAAGCGTTCCCAGCATGGTTGCGGCGGTCTCTGGGGACTGATTGGCTATGGCCCAGCGGTAATACATAGGACTGCGGCGCATATGGACAATACGGGAAGCGTTAAGGGCATCCACCTTCGCATAATCCTCGTAGATCATCCCGTATACGAATCCATGCAGATGTCCGTCCTGAGGGTCTTGCTGGCCCTTGCGCTCGGTTTCTGCCCCACCAGTGCGATCCAGGAATGCATACTCATCCTCTGGTTGTGCTGGGGGTGCTACAGTCTGCGGGGCTACGAGGTCAGTGGTGGATTGCATTATGCCGCCTCCTGACGAACGATGCGCAGCGCTATGCGGATCTCATCATGCATTTCCTGGTGAACGCGACCCCAAAGCATTTGGCGCTCGTTGTACATCTCGCCATCCTCGGGCATCCATTTGCGCATGATTTCAACCATCAAATCAGCTAATACGCACTCCATCGGTTCCTTGTCCATCTCTCTATCTCTCCTTTACGTCGTTAGGCGGTGCGGGGGTTAGCGTGCGGCTATTCCCTCGCGCATGATGCGGTCATGTTCTTCGGCAGTGCGCGGCATCTCGATAGTTGCCATGCCACGTGAGCGGATACCAATGTTTTCGTGCGTGGTGACGATCTTTACGATCTCGGCGTGGGATGCCGCAGCATCGCTTTTCAAGGCGTCGTCTGCTTGCATCAGCGCGTACCAGTCTGTTCCATCCGTGCCATGCCAATACTTATGGCCGTCCGAGTAGACGATCCGCGCCATGTATCGTGTGCCTTCGGAGTTCATGCGTTTCCCGCCTTAACGCCCATCACATAGGACACCGCTTCACGTTTGTTGATTGAGTGCCATCCACAGGAGCACGTGATGCATGTCTCCATCCTCGGGAACTTCGCAAGAGGGCAATCGCATTCTGTGCAGGTGCATTTCTCATCGCCTGGAATCGCGCTCAGTTCCTCGATAATGAACG